TCTAGTATCTTCTAGTATTACTTGCTTAGGTAAATGATATTCGTTAGTTGAACTCTTCCTTGTTATTTTAACGTACCCCAGCTTAGCAAGATGTAGAATACTTCTATAAATAGTAGATCTACTTAATCCAATACCTTTAGAGATTGTTGCATGACGCGGATAACAGCTGCCAGTGTGGCGGTTCATGTAAGATACTAATTTATAATAGATCCTAACATCGTTCGAACTTAGCCTGGAGTCATCCAAGACAGCTTTATCAGCAACAAAAAATAGACTCATTTATTCTTATCACAAATCATATCGTGCCTTTCTTTTAACAATTCCATAACCTGGAGCCAGCCATTGGGTTCCATTAACATCTCATCTGTTTTAATAGGTGTTAATTGTTTAATTCTAAATGAAGTGACCGCAGCTCCATCAACCTTATAGAAAACCAGGAATGAGGGTAAACCAGCCATGTTAGCTAAAGCCTCAGTAGTTGTTGTTGCTTTAAAACTCTGACCAACATCAAATGCGGTTTCAGCAAGATAAAGCGGTTTTTTGCATTTTAAACAAATACCCACCGCATCAATATCAATCATGCCAAGCCGTTCTGGCAAAGATCTATGCCAAATTGAATACGCGGAAAACTTTACATCTTTAAAATAAATTTTCCGAGCCACTACAGATCCCCATCCTTTCGCAATCCATTCAAAGGATCTTTAAAACTTTCATTTTCTTTTTTTAATTTATTAACTTCAATACGCAGCTCGCCATTTAACTTTTGATGACCATCGTTAATAACTTTAAGATTATCGTAGCTCTCCTGGAGTCGATCTATTTCTTTTTTTAAACCTTTAATAGTTTCTTTTTGATCTTTAATATAATTTTCTTGTCTTATACTAACTTCATTCTCGAATGTTTTATCCTCTTCTTTCATACACAATCGCTTTCTTCAAACTTATCTCCTAAATATTCTATTTTTAATCTATCGTTTGATGGGTGGTTAAAATCACAGCAACCAGCAGAAAGTGCCGTGGGATATTTATCTACATACTTCATTAATACTTTACAAAACTCATCCCACTCATTTGCTTTGACGTATCTAGGTGCAAGGGTCCAATACAATAATGAAAACAAAACTATAAAAATAATTAATTTCATAGATCCTTTATTTCAATGACCCACGAATTAGGGATTGTTTCTACTGTTCCAATTTCAATAGATCCATCTTCATCAATACTCCAGGATCCGAATAATTGGATTTTTGTTTTTGTTTTATTAAAGAGCCTACCGATCGAATGACACTTAGCGGGTTCAAGTTTTTTTGCTTTGGAAATTGACATCCACTCAGAATTAGAAATCCAATCATGAGTAATAACATGAACCATTTTGTAATCATTTATTGTGCCTGTAAGTTTTTTTTTCTTACGCATAAAAGCTAGCTGGCTTTACAGCTCCCTTAGTTTTATTTTTAATTAGATCCATGTATTTTGGTCTTGGGATCCTGTCGCCAATACACCACCTGCAAACTGTGCTTTCTGGAGATGTGCCTGACAAACCTAAAAATTTAGCTAATGCTTTATGTGAAAAACCTTTTTTTAATCTGAATTGTTCTAAGCTCATGATTTGCTTATAGGTATAATTGCTTATATGTCAAAATTAATACCTATATTACATGTGCATAATACGGGATAAATATGATATAAATTCAACCACAAATTACTTATAAAGTAATCATTTGACAAATCATGCCTAGTTATATTATAACCTGTTGACAATATGACAATTAAAACTAATAAAGATACCAACATCATTAACATTAATGCAAAGGGTAGATCTGATGTTTCTGTAGACAAGCATCACAAAAAAACTATGGCACTATTAAAAGCACTATTGGATCGTAAAGGCTGGAACCAAAGACAGCTAGCAAAAGAATTACATAAAGATACTACAACAGTTAATCGTTGGGCTAAAAATTCAAGAGATATTAAATGGGATCAAGCAGAAGAGATTGCTAAAGTTATTGGCTGCCATCCTGTTGAAGTTTATATGCCGCAAAAAGACATAACTTTAAGATGGTATGTAGATCCTACTTATCATGTAAAAACTTATTCTGAAAAAGAACAAACTCAAATCCAAATACCTTTTGAGTATTACCATCCAAACGTAAGAGCTATTCAAATAAATGTTCCTGGATCTCATGTTGACGGAGAAATATATTTATTCGATATACCTCAAACTAAAAAGTTTAGCAGCTTGGCAATAGGTAAATATTGTTATTGTACTCCATCTGAAAAATATAAAAAAAGAAATAAAAATGCTGTTGATGTTATTGGTATATTAAAAAGTAATGATGATTATTCATTAAGTTTATTAAATCCTTTAACCTGGAAACCTGTAAATGATGCATGTAAAAGCTTTCAACCAGAAGATATTGGTATAGCTACACCAGTTAAAGTTAAGTATAATCCACTGCTTATTAGTCAATTTGTTAACACATAAGTTGTAAAAATACACAAATATACCTATTTTGTATTGACAGTATTCCATATTTGTACATAAAAGAATCTATTGATTTGATTTTATGATTACAAAAGAAAAAGCTGTAGCAAAAGAAATTACAGATGATTTTTTAGACAACATTAAAGAGCTGCCTGCTTGGGTAGAGATCTACAAACTTAATCACTGGTCCCCTACTCAATTAAATTCGATGATATGTCTCTGGGCATATAAATATTTATACTTATCACAAGAAGAAAGAAGAGATCTACCTGGTAATGCAAAGATGTTTACGGGAACATGCCTAGGAGAGCTGCTTAAACTTACATTCGGAAAGTTTGAGTGGATGTATATTAAAGGTAAAGGATTAACTAAAGAACCTATACCAGCACAAAGAAAAATTTTTGAAAAAATATTAGAGCAAGGTACTGACAGTTGCGATGCTTTTAATTCTTATACTCCAGTAGATGAAGAAGATAAAAAAGTTTACGAGATCTCAAGAGCTGGTTTAGCAAAGTCATACCAAACATTAAAAGATGCGATGAAAGAAATTGCATTGACTGGAGAAACAGAATGCGAAAGATCTATTGCATTAAATTTAAAAAATGCGGTTCTGCCAGTGACGGGTAGAATAGATATAGAAAACGAGAATGCTTTTGTAGAATTTAAAACTAAACACAGAAAAAAGAATCGACCAAAGAAAGATGGAACCAGTACCTACTCACTGCCAAATATTAAAAAAGGTTATATGGGGTGGTCCGATCATATCTTGCAAGTAGCTACATACTATTTTGCATGTGAAGAAAAAAAGAAACCACATTTACTCGTAATGAATGAGGAGAATTATAATATTTTTACTCCAGAAAATTGCGATGATTTAAAACCAGAAAACTTAAAACTTTATTTAAGTAAGATGGATAGAGTTGCACAAGAAAGAGAATTAATTATGGAAAGACACGCAGGTAAATCTACCTGGGTAGAAGAGATCTCTCCAGACTTTACCCACTTCTTTTGGAAAGGCATGGGAGAGCATTTGGATATAGCTAAAAAATTATGGGGTTTAAATTAATGAAAAAAATAAAAAGCAAAGGAGTCGTATGGCATATCTATCATACAATACTGGCTATAGAGCTTGCAATAGTAGCCACAGTAGAAGTAATCGAGTTGGTAATGAGTTTATGAAGAATCCAGAAGTATTAAATATGCAGCAGATTCTTTTAGAAAAAAAATTCGCACGAAAGAAAAAAGCTAGTTTAAAGAATCTTTGTCTATTGCTAGTAATTTTCTGCTCCCTATTAGTTATAAAAGTATATGCGAATGATGTTGTCCAGGCGGATCAGAATAGTTTGCACACCGCAGCGGGTGCTGTTTCTTATTCAAACTGCCTGGATAGCGGAAAGTGTTTATGGGTAAAGTAGTAGATATAACTAACATACAAACAGATCTAGCAAAGCTTAGATCCAATGGTGGTATGTGGCAGATTGATAATGGTAAATTTGCAATCAAACATTTTGAAGTAGAAAAATTAGCATCAAGATATGACATCCAGGTAGAACCATTTTTACAAAGTTGTAATTTAGAAAAAGGATGTGTTGTAGTTAAAGCTGTAGCTGAATTTAAAGGTAAAAAATATATTACATTTGGAGAAGTCTCTCCACTTAACAATGATTATATGTATCCAGTATCTGTTGCTGAAAAGAGAGCTGCTGATAGAGCAATCTTAAAAGCATTGGGGATTCATGGTCAAGTTTATTCTAATGAAGAGCTGCCAAACTTACAAACAAACAACAATGAGAATGTAGGTTTAGATCTAAATATAAGCTCTATCATTTTAGAAAGAATTAAAAATATTGCATCACAAGCAAACTTGGATCAGCTCGCAAGTAAAAATAAAAAATATTTAACTGAGCTTAAAACAAAAGATTCTGAAAAGTTTGATGAAATCGTCAAAGCTTTTAAGGATAGAAAACAGCAATTAATAGGAGGATAATTTTATGGCTGACTTTCAAAAACCAAAGGATCCTAATTGGGTCTGTACCTTTTCAATGAAAAGGAATGCTGACAAAAAGCCTGGAGATAATAAACCAGACTTAGTGTTAGTGGATAGTGATAAGACAAACCAAAAGACAGGTAAACCTTATAGAAAGAATTTTACTATAGATGGAACCTGGATGGAGGCATCTTGTTATATCCAAGAAAATAAAGATCTAAAAATTACCATCAAAAAGACAGGCAGTAAACCTGCAGCTGATGATGGATTTGCGGATCAATTTTAGAGTGGGAAATGTCTAAGAAATTTGGATTAACAAAAAAACAAAATAACGTTTACTTGTTTATCAAGAAACAAATTTCTAAGAATAATATAGCGCCATCTTATGATGAAATTAAGCTGGCGCTTAAACTCAAATCTAAAAATAGTGTTCACGAATATATTAAACAATTAATAGCAAGAGGATGGCTGACAAACTTAAAAGGAAAATCAAGAAGTATTCAAATAATAAAATGACAATGAGTCAAGATTTTAAACCAGTAATATATCAAAGCTTACAAGAGCAAGTTGATGGAGATCATTATAAAAATATGAAGATCCAACCAGCAGAATTTATCAACGAAAACGATTTGCCTTTTGCAGAGGGAAACGCTATAAAATACATCTGCAGACATAAAAAAAAAGGCAAAATAAAAGACATCAATAAAGCCATTCACTATTTAGAAATGATT